TTGGACGCACCGCAAGTATGCCTGTTATTCGCCAGCACCACCCTTGGATTGCTTGACAGCCTGAAAAAGCGCCGTGTGGATATGCTCGGCGGGTGGGACAAAGCCGTAACCGGGCAGGGAGTTGTGAAGAAAACCGATCCCGCTGTTGAGTATATCCGCGAGATGGAGGAAAGATTTTTTGCAGTGACATCTGACCTTGAGAAATTGTGCGGAAAGATGACCTTAGCCGTTGTAATGCGCAACGGTAAGAAGCCTGCGACCCTGATTGATAACGAGCGTTACGACTATATCCACCATATTGCGGCACGCATGATTGACGAGCTGCAGCACTTTGTAGACACCGCCGCCAATGGCTATGAACCAGGCGTTACCTACCTGGACGGATACAACGATGCCCTGGACGAAGCAGAACACCTGATGTTTAAGCACAATATGTCACGCCAGAAAGCAATCGACACCTTGCGCAGCGCCCACCAGCGCCGTGAAGAACTGGAGGCTGCGTAATGACACTACTACAGCTCATCGAACAATCAGCGGTTAATGCCCTGGATCACGGCTTTGACGTAACCCAGCACGAAACCCAGCTGTTACTCATCGGCACTGAAATTGCCGAGGCCCTGGAGCATGTTGAGCCTGGTAACAATCAGGCAATTCTGGAAATACGCGAGACCTTTGAGCACACGATGTTCTGCCTTGAAGACTTTCGCCGACAAGCAAAAGACTATACCGACACATCCGCAATACCCACAGCACAGCACCGCTCAGAATACGTGGAAGAGCTGGCGGACATAATCATCCGCGTGTGCAGTTACGCCGGTGGAAACGGCATGGCGCTGGATTTGGTGCTGATGCTTGAAGAAAAAACCAGCAAAAATAAGGCTCGTCCGTATCGGCACGGCAAAGGATTTTAGGGGGACATATGCCACGCAAAAAGCCTTTGACGAAAATGGTGTTGGAGCATCTGCAAAAGTACGGCCGCATTGATTATGCGCAGGTGTCAGAACTCGCGTGGTCATCTAAACAGCCATGCCAGGTGATTTATTACCTGCGCCGCGCCGGACACGACATACGCGGGAATGGTCGCCCGGCCACAGAATGGACATACCACGGCGAAATTGACAATGCCGAAAAAACCGCAACGGCACGGCGGCACAGCCTGGGTCCTGCTCTCGAAGATGCAGAGGTTAAATGCTCGGTGTGTGGGTATGTGTTCCATGTGCAGGTATGGCCGGGAGAAAAACCAGATAGCCGGAGAGTGTGCCACCGTTGCCGTCAGCGGCAAACAGACATAGATACTGATGAGGTGATGAGCATACCCGCGCCCAGCGCACAGGTGAAATCAGAACTCCCCGAATGCAAGGTGTACCGCCCCGGCGACAGAGGGTTTGAAGAACGAGCGCGGGAGGTCACACACATAAAGAAGATTAAAAACCGTGCTACAGACCTGGCGCCGAGCGTGAGGTTTAGCTTTAAGTATTGAGGGGTAAATATGTGCGAGGAAAAGATAAAAATAGAGCTGCCAATTAAGGAGATCAACAAACGTGGCACGGGCTGGATAGCTAAGCAGATGGAGAATGCAGGCATGGAGCGATATCCGTACACCTGGAGGATCAAAGGGCTGGATACGGTAATCGTAGAGGGGGTGAAATGCAGCGAATAATTATCAGAAACGCGGCACTCCGGGAGCGAGCACTGGCATGCGTAAAAGAAGCTCCCGAAGGCCACGAGGTAGTTATTAAGAAGTATAAACCACCAAAGACTATCCCGCAACTATCGTACTGTTTTGGGGTGATCTACAAGACGATTATCCAGTTTGTGGAAGAGAGTTACGGCGAAACCTTCACGCCCGAAGAAATCCATAAGTGGATGAAAAAACAGATACTTGGCGTGGATTATAAGGAGTTTGACGGCGAAGTGATAGAGACCGAACGGGAGTTAAAAAAGTCAGACCGGGAGGAGTGGAGCCAGTATATAGACTGCGTGATCCGGTACTGCTGGAATAGATGGGGGCTGATGATACCGGCCCCGGAGTGGAGGGAAGATTGAACTTTAAGCAAAAGAAATGGCGCAATAAAAAATACCTGGACTTCGTGCGCTCACTCCCGTGCTCACTTTGCGGAGCGCCAGCGGACCACGCCCACCATATCATCGGCATAGGCGGTATGGGCGGCATGGGAACAAAAGCCAGTGACCACATGACAATGCCGATGTGCGCAGGCTGTCACCGGGCAATGCACGACGATCCGAGTAAATGGAGCCTACAGTGGGAATTTATCGCGCATACACTCGGCAAGGCGATAGACGCGGGGGTGCTGGATGTTAAAGGCAGAGGTTGATCCCGATTTTTGCAGAGAATTTTGCTGCGCCGGGCGTTTTTTGGATAAACGCGGCTGCATGGCAGGTGGAGGTGAAGAGTGTCCAAACAAGAATGCAAAAAGAAAGAGGTGAATATAGATGGCTGATAAAGCATGGAAGGCTTTTGAGCGCAGAGTTGCTTCTTATTTCGGGGGTAAGCGGTGCCCCGTCTTAGGCGACGATACCGAGGCAGATGTGAGCCACGAAACCCTGTATATCGAATGCAAGCAGCGCAAAAAACATAGCGTTGTAACGCTGTGGGATTCGGTGAAGGTAAGGGCAAGGCGAGAAAAGAAAACACCTGTTGTGTGCCTGTCTGAAAAGGGCAGGCAGGGTTTTTGGATCATGGTCCATTCGGATGATTTGACTAAGCTTTGATTCATGGAGGTTGCAGCGTATGAGAGCTAGGAACATTAAGCCCGACTTTTTCAGGGACTACGAATTATGCCAGTTAGACGTATACGCGCGGCTCTTGTTTGCAGGATTGTGGTGTATGGCGGACAAGGAGGGGCGGCTTGAATATTGCCCACCGAGAATCGCCGCAGACGTTTTTCCATACGACAAGGTAGATGTCGAGAAATTACTGGAGCAGCTCGCGACACACAATTTTGTCGTGATTTATGAAGTTGTCGCGACAGATTCGGGAGTTGTCGCGACAAGTCGTCGCTATGTTCAAGTGTTGAATTTTGACAAACATCAGAACCCGCACAAAAACGAAAAACCGTCGAATATTCCGCCACTTGAAGAAGGTCGAGTAATTTCTGGAGCCGCTCAAGTAATTACTGGAGCGAATCGGGCTGATTCTCTGATTCCTGATTCTCTGATTCCTGATACTCCCGACAACTCTGCCGAGAAGTCGGCCCCGCCATGGCGAGAGGAGTTTGCACCCGAGGTCGTGGAGTTTGTCGAGCAGTTCCAGGGATACGTTGCGCAGACGCAAGGAGCGAAGGCCCCGAAGGTCAATGACACCCTGCTGAAAACCTGTGCAGACACGGTGGAGAAGCTGACCCGGATTGACAGCCACAGCTTGACAACGGTGGTGGACGTGATGCGCTGGGCGGTGGCAGACGAGTTCTGGTCGAGCAACGTGCTGTCACTCGCAAGCCTGCGGAAAAAGAAAGAGGCGGGTGGACAGACGAAATTTCAAAAGATTTTAGCAGCTTATGAGCGTACATCGGTTACATCGTCGGACGTGCTGAACGAAATGGTAAGGAGGGTTGAAGGTGGAAAACGAAATGAGACAGAAGGCGTTTGCGCTGATATTAAAACGATTGCTCCGCATAGCGGAACTGGCCCCACACGGTACGCCGGGGCCGAAGCAGATACAGGCAACTGCGGAGCGCTGGCTGGAGGTGGTAGAGCGCAAGCAGGGGGGAACCTGGATCGCTGGTGATGGACAGCGGATTGCTCATGCCTTCGATGAACTGGAGGCGCAGATTGTCCACTGGCCTATGCCCTCGCACCTGCTGGAGCTGATGGCGCCGCGCAAGTCGGGCGGAGTGCTGCCGTTCCCGGAACGCACCGAGGAGGAATGTCAGGAAGGGCTCGAAAAAATCCGCGCGATCCGGAAGAAGATCAGCGAAGGTATGACAATCCACTGACTGACAGCACCAAGGAATGGCGGAAAAAAGAGCAAAATACCGCCTGTAATCAAAAAACGAGGCGAAAGGTATACCCCAGTATGGGTGAGGGTGAGAAAGTGGCTCAGAATGGAAATTAGAGCGTGGAAGAGAGGTCATTCAGGCTGGGAGCTTTTGAGTCTGGCTGAGGCGAGAACCCCGGACGCGATTATCGACACGCGCCGTGAAGTCAACAGACGGGATCATCCGCGTGGATGTGGGCAACACAAGCCACTACCGCACCACGTCCGATCGTTCCCGCTGGGTGGCGCTGATACGCGGCAAGGGTGAAGTCAGGGAGCTGGACGAGGAGGCTTTCCGCAAGACGCTGACGGGTTGGGACGAGCACGAGGGTGCGGCTCTCGAAATGGTTGAAAACATATTCGGTGAAAAAACTTATATTAAACACGTTAAATTCAATAAGGACGCTGGCACAGAAAGTAATAATAATAAAAACTAACGAAAGGGGCAGTGTAGTGAATGATTCGGCGGAAAGTTTAGAGCAACTTTTTTTAAAAGAGCGCATACGCCACAATGCAGAATATTTAGAGCGCAGAAGGGTGGAGCCACGCCTGGGCCTGTGCCTGTCATGCGGAGAAGTTAAGATACTGGACATGGAGGGTGCCATGGGTGAGTGCAGCGAATGTCTTTCGGGGCAAAAAACGTTTGAGGGCGATGTAACGCGAGTGTTGGTTGACGTCCTCCCCTCCCTGAAGGAAGGGGATTCCCGATATTGCTACCAGGAACTTTCTGCTTCACAGAAAACAGCCTATGTCTCAAAGAGACACGGGGCTTACATTCTCTCCACAGACTGTTGCGGCAAGCCCTGCCGCCAATATGTTTTTGGCCGCGTTTATGTCGCGGTCATGATGGGTGTTGCACTCAGGACACGTCCACTCTCTTTTGGAAAGTGGCATGGATTCTTCTACGTGTCCGCAGTTCGAGCAACGTTTGCTCGATGGGTACCATCGGTCTATCCCTATCAGCTCGCGCCCGTACCAGTGGGCTTTGTACTCAAGCTGTCGCAGAAATTCCGACCAGCTTGCGTCTGATATGGATTTTGATAGATGGCGGTTTTTCTGCATGTTCTTTACCGACAAGGTTTCAACCGCGATAGCTTGGCTCTCGCGTATCAAGCGGGTTGAAAGCTTATGCAGAAAATCCCTGCGTGTGTCTGCTATCTTTGCATGTAAACGCGCTACTTTCTTGCGTGCTTTGGCGCGGTTGTTTGAGCCTTTTTGCTTTTTGCTCAGGCGGCGCTGCAGCACACCCAGGCGCTTTTCATATCTGCGCAGGGTATTGGGTGCGGCAACCTTTTCGCCATTTGAAAGTACGGCGAAATGGCTCAAACCCAGGTCGATACCGACCTTGCTCTTGACCGCTGGCTTTGGCGCTACGCAGTCCTCGCACAGAAGCGATACGAAGTATCTGCCTGCAGGGTCTTTGCTTACGCTGACGGTAGATACCTTCGCCGCCTTGGGGATAGTGCGCGACCAGCGGATATTGAGCGGTTCTTTCATCTTTGCAAGATAGAGAACCTTACCGTCCCAGCGAAACGCGCTCGCAGCATAGGTCGCGCTCTGGCGTCCATGCTTGGACTTGAACGAAGGATACTGCGAGCGTTTTGCAAAGAAGTTATTGAACGCAGTCTGCAGGTGGCGAAGCGCCTGCTGGATCGGGACGGAAGACACTTCCCCAAGCCATGTGTACTGCGGATCTTTTTTGAGCGCAGTAAGTAAAGCAGATGTTTCGTGGTATCCAACCTTTTCACTGCGCTGAAACCATGCGTCAGTACGCACACGCAGCATGTAGTTATACACAAAGCGAGCACACCCGAACGTCTGTGCAAGAACCTTCTCTTGCTCAGGCGTTGGGTAGAATCGAAACTTATATGCTCGCTTGATATCCATGGTTTACATAGTATGATATTTATGTGTAAAATACAAGTGGTTGCTTGCGCAAACCCGAAAAACCATGACTGCATTCGCAGTCAGCGCCTTATATCCCGGCCCTGAAGGACCGGGTTTTACGGCGCGTGTCGATAACGACTGAGATAACCGGCGAGTGAAACGAGATGGAGGTGTCTAATGGGATATTGTGTTTGTGGAGAAAACAGCCCGATTTGTTTCTGTTCCGGGCAGAACGGGCGAGGCAAAAGCACGAAACAGTGGAAATATTTCGAGTTTGAGCAGTGCCCAAAGTGCGGCAACGATATTGATGTATTGACCGACGCACCAGCCGGATATGTACAGGACGGGGATGCTGTGCGGTGCGTCGATCTCAACTGCGGTTTCAGATCTAGTGTGTCTGTTGATGACGAAGAAATCTGGATTCAAGACGCATAACGACCATGTTAAGCGGTCGGTGGCTGATGGACGGAACACTAGAAGGCAGACGATGTATTCCATCCGCTTGAACTAATTGTTAGTTTGAGCTGCTGAGAAGAGGAGAATTACATGAGAAAAAGTTTGAGGGTGTTGGTCCTGCTTGTCTGAATGGCAAGTGTACAGAGGGTAAGTTGAGTTGCGGTAAGCCGCCGTGGAAAGGATAGAGGGATGAAGGGCATAAACGAGTTTAAAGTAGATGAATTAAAGCACTGGGATACAATTACAATGACAGATGATGGATGGAAATCAGCAAGACCGATAGGACTCGGCGGGATAAGACGTAGGCTTGCTAAGGCGTGGAAAGTCTTTACAGGCAAAGCTGATGTTCTGGTTTGGCACAACCAATAGCCGTGGAAAGGATAGATGGATGGCGCACATAGTTGAAAGTATTAGTCTTAGGGGATTGAGAAAAGCGCACCTTCGGCAGCTTGTGGCATACATACACACAAGAGACCTGGACAGATGGTACTACGGATCGAAAGACCAGTTTGAAAGACGCCACGTTGATTTGCTGAAGCTAGCGGACAGGCTTGAAGAAATAGCGAACGACAACGACGCAAGGCTGCCGAAAGGATGAAAAGCAATGAGACATAACAGACTACTTGTCCGGTTTGGCGACCGGGAAGAAACAATTTATAGCGCAGAATTGTATCTGTTACGCAAGATCGCAGAGACGAGCAGTGATATGTTGCAAGGGCGTGAGTGGCCCGAGTTCCGAGAAGCAAGTGGAGGGCAAGAAAAACTGGACAAAGCCCACGCGGATGCGCTGCGCGAATACGAACAATGGCTGGCTGAAAGAGGCGAAGAGTGATACGCAGATGGTATGAAATAACTTGTGATTATTGCGGTTGTGCATCTCATTATAAGGGCGCCGCAGCTGCGGCAAGCCTTGGAAAGGATAACCGATGCAATGCCCTCAATGTGAAAAAGAGACAGAGCATAGACACGTACACGACTGCATACATGGTCTACCCTACTGTCACATGGCGGATAGCGAGCGGTATGAGTGTCTTGTATGTGGTTATGCAGTTTATAAACACGTGGGAGAGCAGCAAGGATTAAAATACATCTTGGATTAACTGGAAAATACATATTGAGGAAATAAAGGAGACAATATGAATTGTCCAAAATGCGGGTCAAAGATTATTGAGAACGACAGAAACCCAAATGTGCATTACTCGAATCCACGAGAAATTTGCTGGCGGTGCGAAGCAGAGGAAAAAGCCCCGATAGGCGCCTGGCTGCAAAGAAAAGACGGATCATATTATCAAAAGTGGAAATGAGCACAAGCAAACTAACGATTGAGTTAAAGCGCCGAAGGAGGGGTGAGAAAATAGCTTGATTTAGCCTGAACAATCTTGCACAAATGCCTGAAATTTGGTAGTATTATTGGTGTGTGGCCCTTCTTCTCTTGGACATACACCTCCTTTCTTGCCCCCTCGAAAGAGGGGGACTTTTTAAGGGTTATTCGGGGAGGCGGGCACCGCATGTTTCCAACACCTCGCGGTATTCGGTGACGATCCCGTGGGGCTGCCGGAAGCGGTAAGCGACGTCCTGGATCGCAATCTTCCCGGCAAGGGGGAGAGCATCTATGCTCCTTGCGAATGACTTGCTATAAACCCCCCACTTTTCGGCCAGCCCATCTTTTGTGCCGCACTCAGCGACATCGGCTTCCAGGTTATGGGCGTGGAGCCCTTCAAGTTCAACGCCATTGAGCATGTCCATCAAAAAGAGCCATTCGTTTTCCGTGAACTCAGGCATGGCATCCTTTATCATGCAGTCCCAATCCCGGACGATGCCGGTCAGACGCCGGGAGAACGCTCCGGGTTCGTCGCACCCGATTATGGGCATGATTTCGTCGGATAAATAGATAGTTTTTCTGGGCATGTTATTTCTCCTATAAAAAGCCCCTCCGAAGAGGGGCGGTGTGGTTATTTTCTTGAATCAAGCTCAGATAGCAGCTCGTCCTTGTAGTAATTAGCATGCGTAATGTCCGCATAGTCGCGCCGCTCGGTAACGCTGTAATATACCCTGCCCCCGTCGTCTTCAGCTACGCGGAGAACAGTGTCCCCGTATACACGACTTACACGGTCAATGTCCTTCACGAAGCCCTGCAGTTCTTCTTCCGTCATACTTTTAAGTGTTGGTACTTCCATCATTCCTCCCTTTCCCTTTCGTTATGCCCCGACCGGAGCCGGGGCCATAAATGTTTTTAGATTAAAAGCAGTCGCTGACGTTAAAATCCTCACCAGCAGCTTCAAGCTCTTCATATTTTTCGTAAGCATCAACCCAAAGCTGATAGTCTTCGTCGCTGATGGTGGTGTCATTTTGCTTGGCCTCGTCAACAAAGCCATACTCGTTGACGAATGCGCCAAGCAAGCAGGTTTCTGAACCATACGCCAACTCGGCTTCTTTTTCTGATACAAGCTCAGCCAGGTCACTTACCTTTTTGGCCTGGTTTGCGGCCATGGTAAGACCCCATTCGCCATCGACAAACTCGCCGCTTGCGTCTAAGTAGATGGAAACATTTTCTTTGTCGTGGTGCAGAAAACAGGGGCCGGGGTAGTTGGCGTGGAGGGTAAATCTATCTGCTGCGATGATATCGTGTTTGGTGATTTCACCTGTTATATCAATCCCTCCGTTGCCATGGTCTACAACTCCTTCAATGCCATGCTTTTCTATTAAGCTAATCGCCTCTTTGCCCGTTACTGTCTGATTGTTTTTCATGACCTCTCTCCTTTCGCCTCATTCGGCGTCTCAGGTTGTGGGATCGGCTTATCCGTTCCCCTGACTTGTGTGTAATACTATCATACCATCATACATCGTCAAGCCCTAAAAATGCTACTCAGTGCTTTTTCTTCGCAAGTGCCCGTAAATCTGAAAGAAAAAAATGTAAAAATATTGATTGAGTTTCCACTGTGTAGTAAACTGTGTATATGGGGTACTCAATATGCAAAGGCAGTTTGGGCGTGTGCCGGGCTATAGATAGCGCGTGCAGCGTAGGACTGACTGAGCCGAGAATCCCGCGCGGCTTTGATATGCGCTGTCCAAAGATGGGCGGCAAAGGGAATAACTATCGAACAGAAGATTGCAGGCGCAGGCAGCGGAATGGCTGTCGATGTGCGATGAGGGTAAGAGATGGCGTTAACAAGTAAGCAGGAGAAATTTTGTCAAGGTGTAGCTGCGGGGATGAACAATTCCGAAGCGTACCGTTCTGCTTATGACACCCGAAAGATGAAGCCAGAGACCGTACAGAACAAGGCTTACGCCATGGCCAAGCGGGGCGAGATACAGGCGAGGATCGAGGAGTTACGCGAACCTATCATCAAGGATTGCCGAATCACGCTTGAGAGCCACCTGAAGAGGCTGGAAGAATTAGCGCGCAAGGCTGTAGAGGACGGGCAAGTAAGCGCGGCGGTTAAAGCGGAAGAGCTGCGCGGCAAAGCATGTGGTCTGTATGTCGAGAAGCGGGAAGTATCACAGAAGATCAACATCAACGCAGACTTCTTCGGCATAGATGATGAGTGAAGCGCTCAATATAAGCTATAAAGCAACGCCGACGGCGCGGAAGTTCCATCGTTCAAGGGCAAGAGTGCGGGTCCTTATGGGCTGCATCGGGTCCGGAAAAAGCGTAGCATGTTGCTGGGAGATATTTCGTAGATGCTGTGAGCAAGAGCGCAATCAGCAAGGGCTCAGAAAGTCACGCTGGGCAATCGTAAGGAATACATACGGTGAGCTACGGGAGACCACGCTGAAAACCTGGCTCAATTGGTTCCCTACGCCAGAGTTCGGCACACTAAAAGACGGTGCGCCCATTACCTTCACGCTCAATGTCAATGATGTGCGTGCGGAAATACTCTTTCTGGCGTTGGACCGGCCCAAGGATGTAAAGAAGTTGCTCTCCCTGGAAGTAACCGGAGTGTGGTTCAACGAGGCCCGCGAGATAGACAAGGCATTAGTGGACGGTGCAGACGGACGTATCGGGCGCTATCCAGCTAAAAGAGACGGAGGCCCGACCTGGTGGGGCATGATCCTGGACACAAACCCACCGGATGACGACCATTGGCTGTATCACATGGCGGAAGAAGAGCGCCCGCGTGGGTGGGACTTCTTCAAACAGCCACCCGCAATGATCCCAACGGGTGACGATCAGTATAGACCGAATCCGGAAGCGGAGAACGTCGAGAACCTTCCGCCCAAATACTACGAGAACATGATCCCCGGCAAGACGCGCGAGTGGATCAAGGTTTATGTGCTGGGTGAATACGGCACGATTGAAGAGGGACGCCCGGTCTTTCCGGAGTTTCGAGACATACACGCGGCAGACGGAGAATTGCTCCCATACCGCAATCTGCCCCTGGTAATCGGCTTTGACTTCGGCCTTAACCCCTCAGCAGTGCTGGTGCAGATGTCACCCTACGGGCAAATAAGGGTGTTGGATGAGCTAGTAGCTGACGGTATGGGGCTGAGACAGCACATAGATAACGTGCTCAAGACACACTTAGCGCAGCACTATCCGGGCATGGATGTACGGGTGGTTGGTGATCCGGCGGGGGTGGCACGGAGCCAGACGGACGAACGAACATGCTTTGAGATACTGGAAGAAGCAGGCTTCAAAGCAGAGCCGGCAGCGACAAACGATTTTACCGCAAGGCGAGATGCAGTAGCAACTCCAATGCTCAGGATGGCGGACGGTAAGCCGGGTTTTGTAGTGAGCACCCGCTGCAAGCTGATTCGCAAGGGTTTCAGGGGCGCGTATCAGTACCGTAGGCTCCAGGTCGCGGGGGAATCGCGCTTTGTCGATAAGCCGGACAAGAACCTTGTTTCGCATCCGATGGACGCTTTGCAGTACGCATGTCTGTACTTCGCACGACCGGCACAGTCACAGAAACGCACACACACCACTGCCCGGACGTATAGACCGGCAACAGCAGCGGGATACTAGATGGAAGCACAAGAGTTCGAGCAGGAAAGTCAGATGACGGCAGCCGACGCCCTGGGGGTACGGTTATCGAGTCAGTTTGACGAATGCAAAGCGCAGAGGCGCGAATACGAAGACAGATGGCTGGAAAACCTGCGCATGTATCGCGGGGAGTACGGCCCGGACGTGTCGATACCGAAGAATCGCAGCCGTGCTTTCCTTCGTCTTACGCGTATAAAGGTGCGCTCGATGGATTCCCGGCTGTTGGACATGCTCTTTCCTTCCGGGAGAAATGAGTCCTTCAAGATCGAAGCAACCCCGGAGCCGGACGTTGATCCTGAGTTTATCGCGCAGATAGCCGAGAGATACGAACAACAGACGCAGGAGCAGCCGACCGCCGAAGTGCTGGAAAGGCTGGTACGTGAACACGCGAAAGAATCAGCAATGGCGATGGAGCGCAAGATCAAGGATCAACTGACTGAACTGCGCTACAAAGCGGCGTGCCGCAATGTTTTTCACCAGGGGCACCTGTTCGGTACAGGTGTCTTGAAGGGCCCCATGGCTGATTACAAGACCCGCACCGGATACCGCCAGACCGGGGTAAACGAGTACGAGTTCTACGAAGAACCGCAGACATCGCCGTATTTCGAGGCGGTAAGGCTGTGGGACGTATACCCGGACATGAGCGTGACCGACATTGAAGACGCAGACTATGTGTTTCAGCGTCATGTTATGAGCAAGCAGGAGCTTCGCGGCCTGGCGGCAAGGGAAGATTTCGACGCGCGGCGCATCCTGGACTATCTCAAGGGCAACCCGGAAGGTGACGCTACCCTTTTGTACTGGGAGGATGAGCTTAAAAACATCAACGATCAAATGGATGGCGTCAAGAAGCGCCTGCACAACAAGTATGAAGTCCTGGAGTATTGGGGGTATGTGGACGGGCAAGACCTTCAGGCCGCAGGTGTGGACGTGGAAGATGAGCACGTTGAGTATATGGCAAACTTGTGGGTGCTGGGTGGCAGGACGGTGAAGGCTGTATTGGCCCCTTACGATAGCCAACGCCTCCCGTATTACTTCTACCACTACGAAGCGGACGATACATCCATCTTTGGCGTGGGTGTGCCGGAGATAGGCGAAGATACGCAGATGCTGGCCAACTCAGCCAACAGAGCCATGATTGACAACGCTGCAATCACGGTAGGGCCGCAAGCAGAGGTTAATATTGACCTGCTCGATCCTTCCGAAGACCCGCGCGATATATACCCCATGAAGGTATGGCTCCGGTCTGGACGCGGCGCAGAGGGGCAGAACAGAGCGGTAAATTTCTTCTCTCCGCCGAATCACACGCAACACCTGCTAAACATGGTCGAGACTTTCCGCACCTGGAACGACGAAGTAACCGGCATACCTTCGTATATGCACGGGGATAGCGACGTAAGCGGGGCAGGCAAGACCGCATCCGGGCTGTCCATGCTTATGAGTGCTGCAAACCTGACCCTTAAGGACGCGGTGGAGAACTTCG